CTCAGGTGGCGGCGGTGCAGGAGCAATGTATCCTCCGATTGCCGGCAATGCTGCTCAAGCAGGAAGTCCTGGAACAGCAAACACTGGTGGAGGCGGAGGCGCCGGTGCGTCCAAGAACGGACCAAATTATGACAGGTCAGCAGGTGGAGCAGGTGGTAGTGGTATTGTAATTATTCGTTACGCAGACACATACGCAGCCGCAAGTTCAACCACTGGATCACCAACTATAACTGTAGCGGGTGGATATAGAGTATATCAATGGACTAGTTCAGGTTCAATAACCTGGGCGCTGCCAGTTACATCCACAGTTGAATACCTAGTTGTTGCCGGTGGTGGGGGTGGTGCAAACCTTTTTGGTGGTGGTGGAGCAGGTGGATATAGAACTGCTGCAGGATTTGCAGTTGCTGCTAACACAGCTATTACAGTAACAGTTGGAGCAGGCGGTAGTGGTGCAGCTTCTGGTAGCTCACCGATAAACGGATCAAATGGGCAAGATTCTATTTTTGCCACAATTACATCGGCTGGGGGAGGTGGCGGCGGGGCACAAAGTGCGGGTGCAGTCGGCGGTTCTGGTGGTGGTGGTGGTGGATGGGCATCAACTTCTTATGCTGGTGGTGCCGCTACAAGCGGACAAGGATACGCCGGTGGTGCTGGTGGAACTGCCAATGCCGGTGGTGGTGGTGGTGGTGGTGCAAATGCTGTTGGTGGTAATGGAAGTAGTGCTGGTGGAGGCGCAGGTGGCATTGGCTTAGCAAGTTCTATTAGCGGTTTATCTACATATTACTCGGGCGGTGGTGGATCAGGAACTTATACAGGAGTTTATGCAAGTGCTCAACCTGGTGCGGGAGGTACGGGCGGTGGTGGTGCAGGAGGAGCAAATTCTGGAAGTGGTCAAAGTGCAAATGGAACAGCAGGCACAGGCAACACAGGAGGCGGTGGTGGTGGAGGTACTAGAGCTGAACAGACTGTAGGCGGCGGTGCTGGTGGTTCCGGTATCGTAATTATTAGGTACGCAGACACATCTGCTGCTGCAACAGCAACAACCGGCTCACCAACCATCACAGTAGCAGGTGGATATAGAGTATATCAATGGACCAGTTCAGGTTCAATAACTTTTTAACTTTAAATAAAACACACGGTAAATTGTGCTATAACTACTACTACATTACTCAAACAAGTAATTTATTAGTAGGATTACCCCTTAGATAAGTATAATACAAGTCTAATGACTTTTATTTAAAGGAAAAAATATGAAGAAAATCGCAATTGCAACAATGTTAGCTGCTGCATCTTTTGCATCAGTAGCACAGGTCACCATTAATGGTAAGTTACGTACATTTGGCGAATCAGTAACAGTTGGATCTGCATCAGCAGTAGCAGCACTAACCAACGATGCAAGTCGTTTAGGTTTAAAAGGTGCTGAAGCATTAGGTGGAGGATTAACTGCCAATTTTACAATTGAAACTGGTGTTGGCGCAGATGCCCCAACCGCAACTACATTGGGAGATAGAACTACTATTGTAGGTGTATCAAGCAAAATGTGGTCAGTTGGAGTTGGCCGTGATAAGCACACTATTGCACGTACACTTGATAACTATGATGCAATGGGTAATACATACGGTTCAAGCTCCGCGGTAATTCATGCTGCTCAAGGTTCACGATTAAGTAATGCTGTATTTGCTTCAGTTACGCCCATTAATGGATTATCTGCTAATTATGTAATCAGCAATAGCGAAGCGGCAGGTGTTAATAATGCTCAAGCTATTAGTATTGAATTCAGTAGTGGACCAATCAGTGCTACCGTGGCAAATTTTGATAATGGCTCAACTAGTACTTCAACAATCTATGGTGCAAAAGTTAATGTTGCTAACACAGGTACTATGGTTTTTGCTACATATTCTGATGACAAAGTTGCTAACGTAACTTCAAGTGGTAAGAGTATTGGTGTTAATTTACCGTTGACTTCTTCATTGATGGCACTTGCTAGCTATGGCACAAATGATACAACTAAGGCATTTGACCTGGGTGCTTCTTATAGTTTAAGCAAGCGTACACTGGTTCATGCTCGTTATCTTAAAGAAGACGCAGCAGTAACAACTACCAAATACGCATTGGGTTTAGAACACAATTTCTAATCTAATCTAATCACATTGATTATGAAGGGGCGTTAAAGCCCCTTCAACCACATGTAATATTACTGTCACAATATTATCGCTAAATATTTTTGTAACATATAAAAGGAGATTACATGAAAAAATTATTTGCAACATTGCTGGCAATGATAGCAGTCACGGTATCGGCACAAGAAATTACAGGTGCCGGGGCAACATTCCCGGCTCCTTTGTATTCTAAGTGGGCAAGTGAATATAATAAAGCTACTAACATCCGCATCAACTACCAATCAGTAGGATCAGGTGCGGGCATCAAACAAATTGAAGCTAGGACAGTTACATTTGGTGCAAGTGATATGCCACTGACAGATGAGAAATTAAAAGAAAGTGGACTATTTCAATTCCCAACAGTAATTGGTGGAGTTGTTCCGGTTATTAATCTTAAAGGCATTGAACCAGGACAATTACGACTAACAGGCACAGTTATTGCTGAAATTTTCTTAGGTAAGATTACCAAGTGGAATGATAATGCTATTAAAACGTTAAACCCTTCGTTGGTATTGCCTGATCAAGCAATCACTGCGGTTCGTCGGGCAGATGGATCAGGCACAACATTTATTTGGACCAACTATCTAAGCAAAGTCAATAAAGAATTCAAAGATACCATTGGCGAAGGTACTGCTGTTAATTGGAAAGTAGGAGCAGGCGGCAAGGGTAACGAAGGGGTAGCACAAATGGTTCGTCAACTTCCCGGATCACTGGGCTATGTTGAGTTTGCTTATGTAAAACAAACTAAAATGAATTGGGTTAATGTTCAAAACAGCGCAGGAACTTGGGTTGCACCAACAGAAGATACGTTCCGTGCATCCGCTGCGAATGCAGATTGGAATAAAACATACTACCAAATTCTAACAAACCAAGCAGGCAAAGAAGCATGGCCTATCAGTGGAGCTACATTCATCCTTGTTTATATCAAGCCAAGTGATGCTGTTGCATCTAAAACTGCTATGACTTTCTTTGATTGGACATTCAGTAATGGAGACAAGGCAGCAGATCAGTTAGACTACGTAGCACTACCGGCAGCAGTTAAAGCTAAGATTCGTGCAGATTGGAAACAATTAGGATTATTTTAAACCGACCGCAAAATTGAGCGGAGGCTGGAACTCGTAACCAGTACTAAGAGCCGAAAGGCTCTTTTTTACCTTTTCATTAAATCATTTGTGAAATCTAAGAGCAAATCGTGATGTACACCACCGTGCCACTTGCCCTTCAGATAGCTATAGCTATCATACCAAAATTGTTCTGATTCGGGATGACAGCCTATTAGTCCTATGCGTTTTTGATATATTGCCATAGCATCACCATTTGCATATGTAGCAATTGTTTTGAATTTATGTTTGTCTCCTACTAATGCACATCCATCATAGAAGAACATTTTCATGGGTTCAGTCTTCCATGTAATACTTAAGTTCTTGGCATGGGGTCTGCGAGTGTCTGATCCAAGTTGGTTGATATACTGAACCGCATCCACATCATCTAATACATTTAAGTAATGACTGCCTGCCCAATATGCTCCCATACAAATACCCAAATATCTTCCACCATTATTGATGAACTCTCGTACTCTATCACCGTTGTTTATGAATAGTTGATCAAATGTACTAGCATCTCCTATCCCTCCGGGAACAGCTATCATATCTACATTGTCAAAGAAATCGTATTCTAGAATGTTTTTGCTGAATATTTTGAAGTTATAGTATTGGCTTAATGCCTTCATTATTCCGTTTCCTGACTGCACTGAGCATTTTGGGTCGTACAAGAATAATGCAATTGTGGGTTTCACGTTCTTATTTATTGTTAAGTAAATGGTTGACATAAATACCTATAGGGAGTATACTACTAGTATGCAAATTCAAACTGCTTTAGATTGGCAAGAAGTATCGGATAAACTAAAAACCGATCTTCATACTATAGGCTATAATCCAGATTTGAAAAAGATGCATACAAACATACAACTTATGGTAACTGAATTGAGCAAACTTGAAGTAAATGGGCGTAGATTACGCACCACAAACTTTACCCAAACGCATGTAGATGGCATTAACAAAGCAATAGACCATTTGGAAAAGCTAATTCTAATGGGTCTACTGATGAAATAAAATGAATAATCAACTTATGTCCGGTGAAATGTTACCTGGACTACAAATAATTGAACATACAAAATACAAAGATAGTCGAGGCGACTTTTGTGAACTATGGAAGATCAATCACGACCAGATGCGTGGTAATTTTCGGCAATTGAATATTGCCAGTTCCAAACGTGATGTAGTGCGCGGCATGCATAGACAAAATCAATACAAGCTGATAATGCCAGTTTATGGTAGTATATTTGATGTAGCACTTGAACCAGAATCTGGCAAATGGTTTGGGATTTTTCTAGATAATACTAATGCATTATTAATTCCTCCACAATACGCCCACGGATATCTAGTATTATCAGACGAGGCAATAGTACAATATATAGTAGATGCTCCATATAATAAAGCAACAGAAGAAAACTTCACATGGAACAACTATGGAATTGAATGGCCGGTTGACGGCTCTCCTCATTTATCTAAAAAGGATTCAGTGTGAAAATTGGATTTAACTGTAGTAGTTTTGATTTTTTACACGCAGGTCACGTGACCATGTTAAAGATGGAAAAACAATTATGTGATTATCTTATTGTAGCATTGCAAATTGATCCTACTATTGACCGTCCGGGTGTTAAAAATAAACCTGTACAAAGTGCATATGAACGGTATGTACAATTACAGGCTTGTAGGTATGTAGATGAAATTCTCATTTACGAAACTGAGTATGATCTGTTACAACTAATACAAACTCAAACTATTCACTTACGGTTCTTGAGTGACGAATATTTGAATAGGGACTTTACAGGTAAACAATGGTGTATCAATAATGGGATTGAGTTACACTATCATAAACGTCAACATAATTATAGTTCAAGTGAACTACGTGCCAGAACAGCCAAACTTGAGAATGATAAAAATGTAGGATTTATCAGTACAGACAATCACCTACCGCAATACTCTACTGAACTTATTAAGTCTTCAATCGGCAATTAAAGGTTGACAACAAATGGTTTTGGGTATATAATACATACTTAGACAGTTAATTAATGGACAGTATTATGCAACAGACATACCTCTATTTCACACCGGAATTTGTCAAGGAAGTCCTGCAGATGCACGATTTCCATTGTGTCTTTGAACTGGATGCACCTGATCACATCTTTGCCAGGCTCATGTCGGCTGAGTTCTACTCAACACGAGATGTCCCTGGTCACGAGGCTGAGTTCAAACAATGCTGGTCACTAAGCGAGATATACTGTCCACACGAAGGCATTGACCGTCGTAGCGAGTACGGAATAGAGACCGTAGGTTGACAACAAATGGTTTTGGGTATATAATATATACTTAGACAGTTAATTAAAGGACTACACAATGGCTAAAAAAATCTCTATCAAAGTTTTCGCAGATCCGGGTCATGCATGGGCCCGCTTCCCTAAAGCAAAGTTGGTGGCACTTGGTATTGCTGATAAGATTTCTAAATACAGCTACCAGAATGGTATTAATGCTTTCTTGGAAGAAGACTGTGATTTGTCGTTACTGGTTAACGTACTACGTCAGCGTGGATATGAGATTAAATTCAACGAAAGCCATGCTAATAAACAAAGCAAAATCCGAAATTACTCTACATATCGGGCTTGACATTAAATGGGTTTGGGTATATAATACACATAGACACTAACAAACAAGGAGAAGTATATGACAAACAGAACATACACATTCATCAGCAACTCTAAAGTCAAAGAGATCCTGGAACTCAGCGACAAGCTCAGAGAATGCCTGGAGTATCCCAACAGTGAGACTTCGTTGGATGAGCGCCGCTACTCAGAGTTCTTTGAACAGAAGATCCTAGACGTTATTGATCGTGGCTAAAATACAACAAACAAATGGTTGACCGGTTTTGAAAAATAGGTTATAATACACACATGGAAAGCAACACACAGGAGAACAGTATGAAAGACATTATCCGCACTACACCCCACGCCTTTTCCTGGCTTAGCACAAAGCAGGTGTGCCAGCGTTGGAGTGCTTTCTATGCTGCAATTGGTTGACATTAAATG